TGGTAAGTAAATACGTTACCAGATGCAGATGTTACAGTAAATGAACCATTATATATTCCAGAGTCTAATTCTGATTGAGGTCCAGTTGAACCTGTAACTCCAGAGATGTTAATGTTAACACCAACAGAGAATCCATGATCTCTTGGGTTATCGAACTCATCAACAGTAACAGCAGTAGCAGTTTGACCGTTTCTTGTAATTTGTAGGACTCTATATTCATCAGAAATAGGACCAACAATTCTGTTTTCCTCAACCCTTGCCTGAATCTGGTCAGTTGCTGGATCTCCAGAAGTATCAGGAATTGTAGCAAACGCTTTAGATATCTTCTGATAATATATGTCTAAGTCTGTTCTTGAAAGTATATTAGGAACAGCAGAATAATCTGCATTAGGAACAGTTCCTTGTGAAATAAGAGATGATAATGGATTTAAACCATCAGCAAACTCAAAACATGTAAGTCTATGATGTGAATACTTAGGTGGTAATGTCTCTACACTATCAGGTTTAAAATATACACCTTCTTCTGCACCATCAAAGAATGAGAATTGCCAGAAGTAAGTACCACCAGTTACTTTGAAGATTGCGGTTCTTGCAGGTACTTGCTCTTCTGTGTTTATACCTTTAGCAGCGTATGTTGTAGGATAAGGAACATACTTTGGAATTATTTTAGTTCTTCTAAGGTCAGTACCAACAACAGAACAACCTCTAGGTACAATGACACCACCTTCAACGGAGTTGTATTTGTATAATACATTGTTAGGAGAAGTTAAATCTAGGTTAGAATTTGAGTCAATGGGAGCAACGTTTGTATATAAAACGTCACCTGGTCTGTTATCAATAACATACTCAGCAGGATAGAGCATGATACTAAAAGCATCAAACTCGTCATTACTTAAACCAACTCTATATGAAAATCGTGCTACTTCAAGAAATGCTCGTTGCAACGATTTAAAAGGTCGCAAAGCAGAGTTTCCTCTATTATCAATAGAGTCTGAAGCATCAAAATCGTCAGGGTTGACGTAGATAATACGTCCAGTCCTGGACGTAATAATATTCTTTAACCTAGTTAGTGACATTACCTACTTTGCCTTTATTGTTATTTATTATGGTGATTAATCGCCACCACCGCCACCACCAAATACTCTGGCAGTTATAGCGTTGCTTGCATCTTCAAAACCAATCACACTAAACACATTATTTTGTGCAACACTGTTTACAACTAGTCTTTCCCCTCCACCAATTACTATAGAAGTAATTTTATCAACATTATTGGCACCATTTGCTTTACCAACAGCAATATAATCACTTGCTTCAACGGCAGCAGTTGCTACATCAACACTACTAATTGTAGCGAGTGTTCTAGAAGCACTACTAGAAATTGGACAATCTCTAAAGGTATCAGAAGTAGTAAAGTCAGCAGAATTTATACCTTTAATTACCTTTAGAACACTTCCACTATAATCACGAACATAACCATAAGGACCAGCAGTTTGACCTGTGATAGTATATGTTACAGCACCGACTTGGAAAGTATCAGTAGAGTTAACTATTGTTCCTTCTTTTGCATATATGAAAAATTCATTATATTCATAGTTGGTACTTGTAGTAACATAACGGTTATCTCCACCATAAACAGAGTTTCCAGCAGTTCCTGTACCACCATCATAGAAATATAATTGTGATGCGGGACTATTACCTGCTAAAACATATTGACTATATGCACCACCCGATCCAGCAGTACCATTAGTAGTTTTACCAGTAGTATATTCAGTACCATCATCACCATTACCAGCAGTACCATCAGGTCCAAACTCACCATTAATAGTAGTAGAAAGTTTGAAATCTCTACCACTCATAGAAGCGTCAGAGGTATCAAAACGATATGTTCTATCAGAGAATAATGTTACTCCTCCGTTAAAATATAAACTGTAAGTACCACCAGCAGTTGTAGTTGAGAAAACAAAATCACCAGCAGCAGTTCCTATACCACCTGATGAAATAGTTGCTCCAGCACCACCAGTACTTGCTATCGCATCACCAGCAGCAAATTCTGCACCAGTTCCATTTATAGTTGAAGGACCAACATAGATAATACTTTCAGCAACACCATATACTACTGCTGTTGTATCATTAGGTGAAGTTCCTGTAGAAATTGTTTCTCCAACACCAAATGAACCACTTAAAGATTCATAAGTAATCTGTCTTATATTAATTGCCTTAACAAATACTGAAGTAAAGTCTGGAACGTAAAAGTTTTCAAATCTAAATGTCTTTTCTCCATCATTAGTAGTAATCGATAAACCTGGAGTAAATCCTGATTGTAATCCCATTGCAGTATTAACTGCAACTCTATAATTTGTAATTACATCACCTGTATGTAACTTATATGTTGAAGCACCTAGAGTTAATTTTTGATCATACTCTTTAATTGCTACACTATATGCGGATGCTGATCCGTCATTTGCAACATTAAGCACCACACTCGCAGATCGCCCTATTTTAGGTGCGTACAGCACAGTATCTGTTCCTGCTGCTGGTTTAGATTGTGCTAAAATTCCTTGGTCTGCCATAGCTATTTTTAATTAAAATCCTGCGTAAAAGAATTGTTGTAGTCTGGTTCTACCAGAAAGTACTTGTGCTCCAATACCAGCACCGAAGTTAACATCAGAGGTAGTAACGTTTTCTGTTGACAATAAGGTGGCATCTGCATCAGGGAACTTAATAGTTCTTGGATTAGTTATATTATCAAATCCAAATGAAACACTACCAAGTAAATTAGATGTTTCCTTAAAAATCGGACTAAAGATTGTCTTATTAGACAAATCTTGTTGTGCCTCTTCAGTTACTAATGTATTATTGCCACTAGAGTTATTTAGAAGGTTTGTTGGTGGGAAATCGTATATAGAGTTTGATAGAGTATTCTGATTGTTTAGATTAAATGTAATTTTTTTAGTAGCATCACCAGAATCTTGTAGAATTAATTGTTCTATAGATTTATTCTGAAGTACTTGTGTTGCATCAGTACCAACAACAGTTACATTAGTATCAGGAAATGTAACTACCCTATTTGCTGTTAGTGCATCAGTATTAAACTGAGCATAACTGGTTCCAGAATCTGCATTTGCAACAAATTTCGCATTAACTAAACTTTTATTTAATGTAGTTTGTTCTGCTTTAGTATCAAGTAAAGTAGATGAAGTAGCAGTTGGTTCAGCAGTTGTTGTTACTGTTCCACCATCAGGTAAGAAATAAGAACGTCTACTACCAGAAGTGATTGACCAGTTAATTTGGAAAATTGCTTCTTCAGTATTATCTACAAGAACAAAATTATCTTCATCAATAAGAAGAGTCTTGTTCGTCAATGTTTGTTGTGTATCACTACCTACTATGGTAGTACCATTACCAGAAGTGATAGCAGGAAATGTAAATATACGAGTATTGGTACCCGTACCAACATTACTTACTTCAAATCTTGCTTTTGGACCTTGAGCATCCTCAAGAATAAAAGTTTGATCAGATACAACAAAATTACCAGTTACTTTAACAGCACCAGTACCTTTAGGTGATAATACGATATCAGCATTATTTGCCACATCATCAACAGCAGTCATATACAAAGATACACTACTATTACCGTTATCTATCCTAGTCATATACAAACCACCATCACCAAAAGCAATTCCTATTTGGTCATAAGCATTCTGATATATTCCAGAATCTCTATCCAAATCAAAACATAGACCAGGATCATTTTTTGTACCCTGACCTACCCCTTTGAATAATTGATTTACTTTTGCTTTTCTGTTAGGAATCAATGGGTCAGATACAACAACTGGGAGAATTGCTTCTCCCGAAAGGTTAGAATCTGATATTGTATCTAACTGAGATATCTTCTTTGTTCCCACGAATAATCACACTATTGGCTACTTGTCTATTTATACGGATTTAACCTCCCTATTTTGAAGAAGCGTTCCGTAAAGATCACTTGCTCTTTCTAAGCAGTCGCTATGGTATTTAATTTTCCCTTCTAATTCTCTTAAAAGATCTTCATAACAGTCATTATCATTTTCTATATAATCATCTAAAATATTAGATAGAAAATTATTGGTAACTGATGTACCAGGTAATTCAACAACATTGTTCATAGTAATACCTCTATTGTAAAAAAGAAAGTTGACGTTCAAGTTCATACTTGACTGTATACAATGGACCTTCCATTGCTTTTTCCCACTTATTGCCCTTTATTGTACTGATAACACTATCAATTTGTATTAAACAAATTTCAGTAGCAGATTTGGATGTACCAAATACTCCTATATCGTTATCAATATCCTCATAATTTGGATCTTCAATCCTTCTCCAATCTTCATTATCAGGCATTTTTCTCATCCTTTATATCTTGATGTAATCTCTTTAATGCTTCTGTAACTTCAGGAGTTTCCTCCCATTCCCAAGTAGACTGACGACCTTTATTATCAGTCGTTTCAAAAGTTTTCTTTGTCATGAGCTTTGTAAAATCCCCCAAGTGGTTGCGATGTACTTTTCTTGTCCAATAGGGGGATTACCCCTATGGACATGTGTATAACCTGCTGGAAATATAATTAACCTACCTGCTTTTGACTTAACCCTCTTATTCAAATATAAGAATTCTGTTTCTCCACCCTCTTCAATATCACTCAAATATATCTGTATTACTAATTGCCTCGCACAGGATATTACCGTAGAATTCTCAAAATGCCAGTCATGAAATCCTCCTCCAACAGGTATTTTCTTTAACTTGAAATCATAAAACAAAAATCTAGATTGACCTAATACCGTATACTTCTTCAAATATTGATTTACACATTGACTAGTAACATTAAAAAATGTATCACTGACTGGCGTTGCTGCATTTAAATCATAATGCCATGATGCATTATGCTCTTCCATATCAATTCTATGATTCTCAAGTTGATGAGAAGTTGTAAATCCAGTTGTCCTTAGATTTTCAAAGAATGAAATGAAATTAGAACATTGTTCTTTTGTAAGAACATTATCATAGACTCCAATAAAATCATCCTGTAAAGGAATTTGCTTAGAGACTTTTTTCACAACATTAAGATTGTTCTTCATTTTATAGACACTAAAAAATAGAGGGCACTCTTTCTAATCAGAGATCTTTTGTACTCCCTCCAGACGTTTCAAGAACATTTTAGTTCTTTTCTTCAATTGACGCAAACGAGCAGACGCTAACTTTGACTTAGTATTGCGACCCAATTTTCTAGGAGTTTCATGCCGTTTGAGTCTCATGACTGCCTCATTTGCTCACGTATTATAACGTATTTAGGCAGCGTTGTCAACAAAGTCCTTTCTAAATTCTTCAACTTGTTTGAGGACATCATTATCTACTGGTGGACCAGATTGTATTACTGGTGTTAGTAAAGCAACTGATCCATCAGATCGTTTAATTCTCCAAACTGTACGATTCCTTTCACACATAGTTAAAAGGAAAGGTAAATTGGATACTGCTTCTTCTTCTGTAATTTCTTGTATGTCAGTCATAAGTCATTCCAATGTCGGATTACCCCCGCAATAATAAAACAATTAGTGATGAGATAAGTAAGAAAGATAAAAGATCGAACAAGGACAATAAGATTGTCATACCTCTGGGTCTTCTCATCAGCGAAACTACCCAACGCATACTTCCAAATCCTCCATACTCTCTTCATTTTTTAAGATAATATGCTTTATAATAAGATACTATCCCATTTGTTGTAACTTGTCCTTTTGATAACCACTCATCTATACAAGTGTAAACATTTTGTTGATTAGGAAATTCTGCACTTAAAATTTTAAATGCATATCTCCTAAGTTTTAATTGTTCTTCGGTGGGATTTTGAGGATCGTACATTATGCTTCAGCAAAAGAATATGTAATTCTTTCTGGTTCAAGCGTTTCTGCAATTTGTGCTATAGTTTCTGAGAAACCTTCAGCACCTTCATCATCAAATTTCCAATTAACCACTTTGTCATATCCCTCATTGTCCATGATTTTTACTTGGCGTTTTGAGAGATTGATGAATACGTGTTCCACAAAGGTCTCCATAGAGTTGTCTTCCATGTCCATATTATAGCACAGGTGTCAAGGGCTAGTTCAAATATATTGAGGATCCAGTAATAATAACCTCATCCTCAGCACTAATAGTTATAACTGCGTCAGATTCAATTGTTGTATTTTCACCAGACTTAGTAGATAGTGCACCTTCTGTTGCTTCAATAACAATAGATCCTTCATTGGCAATTATAGAAGCACCAACATCAGCACAAGTTACATTATATGGTCCTTCTTCATTAACAATAGTATATTTTGGTGGAGTTGCAACAGGAGATCCATCAGGAAATAAGTCAGTCTGAACATTACCAGTTACTTGACGATATATACCAGTTTGCTTATATGTCTTTTCTTCATTCTTAGGATAATTAATATTTTCAAATAAAGAAGGACACTGTAATGTAATAGAATTAGATCCAACTAAAATAACATCACCACCTGCTATATTAGTTTTATCATAATCAGTTGACCAATTACTACCTGTCATTTTGACATCAGTAGATGCTACTTCAAACTCAGTACCAGTAAATGTTAACTTAGCTCCACCAGTTTTTATATCCATGTCGGTATTTAAATTGATGGTATGTTTCTGAATCTTTTCATTCTTCTTATTACCCTTCCGATCTACCATTTTAGGTGCACCTGTAGCAGTAACAAAGAATCCTCCACCTACTGTAAGATGAAAATCTCCATCAACTTTTAATTTATAATCACCTTTAACAGTATAATCAAAGTCTTTATCAATACTCTTACATTCATCACCATGAACTTCTTGAGTAAGATTACCAGCATATGATGTATGATCAGCAACTAAAGCACCAGTAGAACCTTTACCTCCTGTTTGTTGATTTACATAAGAATCTATTTCTTTTGATTGTTTTGCTGCTTCTTCACGATCAGAAGATTTTGATTTACCTTTTTTCCTATATTCCTTTTGAGCTACATGTTTAGCAAACTCAGCATTATCTCTTTTTATAGAATATGAAGTGGTACCACTTGCAGTTCTATTAACTTCCATTTCAGCACCAGGAGTGCCACTATGCATAGTATATCCACCAGAGGGATTAGTTGTAGCAGATGTTAAGTATGGATCAACATCCTTTAACATAGAATCTATTAAAGAATTGGGTTTATCTCCACTACCACACTTAGATCTATCACTACCTCTCATCTTATTGATTTCTTCTAATTCCTCTTCACTACAATTAGTAACACCAAAGAAAGGATACCATCCAGAATCATCACCAGCAGAATCTGGTTTTCTTTCACAATTTGGTTTAGCAAATTTAAGGAACATGGCAAGAATACCACCAATAACATCCAAGGCACTATCTGCATTCTCAAATATGCTAGTCAGTTCTGATATAATACCTTCTCCTTCCTTCCATTCATCTAAAATTTTAGATGCCTCACCTTGTCCCTGTAAAGTACTTTCAATACTACCAATTACACTTTGTATTTGACCTACAATACTTTCTGAACTACAAACAATACTTTCAGTTATATCATCAAGAGATTGTTCTATAAAAGATGATTTATCAAGTTTACCATCTAAAAAACTATTAATATTTTCAGTAACAGAACTCATAGGATCTGCTATGAATGATGCAAGTTGGGAATCATTCTTACAAAGGGCAGATAAAACCTGAGTAATTGCATCCTGTACTGCCTGATATATTACTAATGGTTCTCCAGTTACCTTCTCATCTAATTTTTTCTTATCAAGTTCTTCAGCAAGATTACCCATTGCTTCTCTTTGAGCAGCAATAAGTTGAGTAAATAATGGAGCTAAAATTCTTTGAATAGGTGCGGTAAGTTCTGGTCCTGTAACCATCTTACCATTTGTTACATTAATATAATATGCTTGAGACCCTGCTCCTTGATATCCACTACTACCTGCAGGTATTAATGTTGACGCTGTGTCAGCAATATTCTGCATTTCATTCTTTAACTGCTGCTTAAAACTCTTTATTGGTCCACCAACACCATTTGCTGATGGAGTTAATACATCAGTTGGTTTATTAGCGTTACCACTACTACCTGGAAGTGCTACACCAAGATTGGAAGGAGATCCTAAACCACCAGTATCAGAAGTCCTCATTGAAGGCATCTTAACTGTATTAGTTGGTCCTTGTCTCTTATATCCTTCATCCTTACTACTAGCAGTAGTTGCATTAGGATACATTGGATTTAATGATGCTGGATTAGGAGCAATTCCAGGCTCCATATCCTCTCCAGTAAATGCAAATTGTTTCTTTTCGTTAGTATCGTCAGATTTTTCAACTCTCAAAACACCCATAACAATAGGCATTTGGGCATTTTCTCCATCCATGAAGAATCCCATGACAATAGCACCTGGTTGTAATTGTCCAGAACTCTCACCTTGTCCGTCATTACCTGCTTGAGAAGTGTGCTGCAATACACTAGCCCAAGGTAAATGTTCTGTAGGTAGATCACCAGTCGTTCCACCACGGAAATTGGTATAGTATCCAAGTACACGAACCTTTACCCGACCAAGTTCCATCGGATCTTCATTATCTTCAACTTCTCCAACCCACCAGAAAAATCCGTCTTTACCGACAAAATTTACAGATGACTCTTGAATAATACCATCAATTGTATTCATCGCCTTTGCAGTTTTCTAATATTTATTAGTTACCTGTGATGTATCCCCACAGAATGTTCCATAAAGATTTACTAGCACTACCTTGAATCTCATCAAAGATGTACATATTAAGTTTAAAAGCATAATTTGCCTCATCAACTAAAGCACTAATCTCAACAGCATCTAAGTCTAAAGAATCTAAATCAGAACGATATCCATCTTTAAATTCTTTAGCATCAGGTACTCTAGGAAACTCATAAAACAGTAGACCTGATCCTTTAGCAGGTTGTAGTGCTTTCTGAGCAATATTCTTAAGAATTTGTCCACCAGATAAATCACCAATATAACGTGTATAGTGATGTGATATAAGAAGAAATGGAGATTTCTCTGCTACTTCATTAAGTCTGTGTATATAAGTTTTACATGCTTCCGACCCACCATGAGAAACCTCATTTCTCCACATAGGACCATAATAATACCTAAGATCCTGTTCAAGAAAATTAGTACGATCAAGTTTTGATTGATATTTTTGTAAAATTTTAGCAAGAGGATCATTTGTCTTACTAATCAAATCCTCCATACAACTATAAACATAATAAAAATTCGTAAGTAACTTACGATATTCTTCTTCATTTACAACACCTTTAAGAAAACCTCTTACAAACTTTGTGTTTTCTGCTGCTGAATGAGATTTTTTAGTCCCTTCCTTTAGTTCTTTTGCTAGTCCCATATCAAACTTTATTAAATTTGTAAATTTCGTCTGCACCCCAGATGATTCTTCCTTTTGAATCTAAAAATCTATCTCTCATATGTAGTTTATTTTCATAGAGACCAAGTTCTGCATGACCAGTGATTGTTTCACCACTTTCTGTCATACTAGTATCAAATTGACCCATCCATGAACTACCATCAAACTTTAATATCATATCACATGTTTCATCACGTGTCAATCCACTATAAGTACCACCCCAATGCTCAAGTATAACTTCAGTATCGGATAGTACTTTTAGTTTTTTATTAGTTGTTAAATATGGACTATTCTCTTCTTTCCTACTCCAATGCACAGAATGTATAAACTCCCCATCATTCTCCCACTTTACAAAAACAGATCTGTATAAAGTAGGTGATGATTGTGCTTGTGTCTTATTAGACCAAGTTCCAAGTAACCATGATAAAAAATTGTTCATTAATCGTCATATACTAAGCACTCTGGCTCGTCAGGATGCATCTCACAGAATAGTTCAATAGCATTAGGATCATGATGATCTCCTGCTTCTATCTCTTCTTGATGATGCTCTCTGTACACTTCTAACTCATGCAACTCTTCGTTGATGTGTCTACGAGATGCAGGACTAGTTGTTGGGTTGTCAAGAATGTCTCTATCTTTTTGAATGTGTTCTTCGATAGTCTTCATAATTTTAATCTCCGTTACTATAGGTAACTATACTATTATTTATGCTACAGCTGCGTCTTTCATAAGGATTAATTCAGATTTATGGTTACGATTTGCAAACGAATGGGTAATTCCAGCAATAAGATACCTACCACTATAACGCTTATCTGTTATAGGTCTAGTACCAACTTTTTCAACTGATGGTACAATAAGATTAACTCCTTTACCAGCATAAAGATCTAAATTACCAGGTATTTTAACTAACATTTGAATTGCTTTAAGAGATTCTATACGCATATATTGATACGCTTGTAATTCCACTAATTCTTGATAATTCTTTTGAGGATTATCTTTGAACTTAGGATCAAAAATTTGATTTGGCATTACAGTATAACGTGTACGTTTAGGATAATCAATCATACTCTGAACATCTTTATCCATCTGACCATAAACACTGGTAGCCTTTTTAGTACCTAAGTGAGACATTTTTTTCCATGCATTACTAATAGAATAACGATATGCGTCATTCTGCATATCTGTACTCAATCCCATCTTAGAATTAGAAATTGTAACTGGATCAAATCCAACACTATATCCAGACCAATCACCATCCCTTAAACCTAATAAGAAATTTCTTTCTTTTGGAAAAGACATACCTTCAATCCTATATTGATCTCTACCAGCACCTTCTAATTTTTTTGGACTATATTCATAGGTATATAATTTTACTTTTCCTGAAGTATAATCGCTTTTTTCCTCAGTTTGATCATTAATATCATCAATCAGATGATCAATTGATTTGAAATTAAATCCTAAAGCACTTTCAAAGAATACAAACCCATTTTGAAAATCACCACCTTTATTCATTTTACGAATACTACGCTGTGCAATCCAATATATTGTATCAAGTGGTCTCCAATTTGTAGCTATAAAATTCTGTTTATTAAGAGTCTCTTCTATAAATGCTCTCTTACTACTACCAATATATTTTTTATCTTTAATAAGTTGTTCTACAACCTCATGTGATTGTGTCTTACCTTCAAATAATACTTCTGAATTACCAAATACATTCTTAACTTCATTTCTTAAATACTCATCAGAAATTGCGTTTATAATATACGTTTCTGTATATTCATTTGTTTTTGTTCTAGCCTGTATTTCATAAGCCCTAAACCAATAAGTTCTATCTATTATAGTGGATTGGACTTGAATTCTAAACTTTTCTGATCCAGTCATGGCACCAAGAACACCACCACTATCCATAATAGAAATTTGACATTCTAAAGTTGCTAAGGTTATGGTTTCAGTTATTTCTATTCCTAGTACATAATCTGACATGTCATAGTTACCATTAGCTTCAAGACGTTCACCATCTCGATAAACGCTAACCCTAATATCAACTTCACCAGCTTCTGATCGTTGTAATCCCATTTATGATGCCTTCTTCATTGGATTTAATAGTGAATTTATCTGCATTGCAGGTGATTGAGTAGTTGCTTGTCCACCCGCATTTATAAATTTAGGTTGATTCATTCTACCTTGTTGCTGTAATTGGCTTATTGTGGCATATGCTTGTTGTATTGTTTGTTGATTGGCTAAGTTCATTTGTTGTATTTGATTCATTGCTGCTTCAATCATATTTCTAGAATTTTTAGCAATCTTTTCACGTGCAGCATCACGTTTTTGAGTCATTCTATCTAGATTAGTTTTCTCCTGTCTAGATTGAGTACCAACATTTTGAGGACCACCTCCAGATTGCTCTTCTCCACCACCACTACCAGATCTTGAAAGAGCAGAAACTTGAGCTCCAGCAGATTTTCCTCCTGATGATGTACCAAACATTCTAGATGCTTCTGTTTGATTTCCTGAATTTACGCTTCCACCTCCTCCAGTATTAATTCCACCAAGATCAACAGGTGCTGGTGCTCCTATCATAGTATCCTGTGGTCCTACCAAATATTGATTATCTCCTCTTCCTCCACGCCATCTAGAATCATAGAACCTACCATCACTTGACATTTCACCTTGAACAAGACCATTCTGCTTATAATATTGAGGTGCTGCTCTAAACTCTAAAGCACCCGAAACAAATGAATTAGATCTTGATCTATTAGTTTTATTTCTAGTATCTCTTATATAACCTTGAATAACATCAGGTGTTGTTCCTGCCCACTCTGCTGCATCCTCAATAGTTTTAATCTGTTTAAATTTATTTGATCCTCTACTAAAAACTCCATGAAACTGACCAGGTGCAGCAAAAACATCTGTAAGATTAGTTCCACCGTAACCTCCATGTTGAACTCTATTTGCTGCTACTTGAAGTACATCAGTTGCAGATGATCCTCTACCAGCTTCTGTAGATAATGCTGCTGCAACACGTATCTCTTCTTCTGTTGGTGGTTTACCACCTTGTAAATCAGCTGATTGACCTATATCAGTAGTATTAGCTCTAGTATCTTCTTTACCACCACTTGTAAGACTACTCCATGTTTTATTAACCCATCCAGCTATTCCTTCTTGAGCTTGTTGTGTATTATCACCAAGGGTTGTAGCACCCATACCAGGAATTATAGCAGTAACCTTACCAAAGGTATCACCTAACCAATCTTTTGCTCCTGAAAATATATTTTGAAGTCCTGCAAAAGGTCCAGTAGCCTCTTCACCTTCAGCAGATTGTCCTCCTCCCATTCCAAACATTCCTTTGGCACCATCAATAATATTACTCAACCAATTACCAGTTTCCTGTTTCTTACCATCATCTAAACTTACAGACCATCCCTTACCACCAAAGAAATTTTTAGTTCTATCAAGAATATCACCAAATACATTAGATTTCTTTTCTTCCTTCTTTCCACCACCAAAAGTATTACCGAACCAATTCTTTGCTCCACTTAACCATCCACCTTTCTTCTCTTCCTCCTTCTTTCCACCACCAAATATATTACCTATACCACTTAACCATCCACCTTTCTTTTCTGGTTTCTTATCTTTCTTTTTAAAAATATTACCTATACCACTTAACCATCCACCACTCTTTTGATTTTTTGATCCTGCACTTTTATTTTTATTACCAAAAAGTCCACCAAGAAAGAATCCAGGAACTTCACCATAACCCATTCGTGAAGCTTCAGAAGCTCTTTCCTGAGTTAAATGTGGATTAGCTCTTGTCGCTTTATTATCAATAGGAACTACATAACCAGTTTGATTAGATTTTGTTCCTATC